TATCGAGCGCGTTTATTCTAAATTTTTAGGAAAGTAAAATGGCAATAGCGGCAGTAGCAGGACTATCGGCAGGAATATCAGTAGCGGCAGCAGGGCTAACTGTTTTCGGCCTTACAGGTATGGCTGCATTTGGTGCGGCATTTGCTATTGGTGCTGGTCTTTCTGTTGTATCTCGCGCCTTAATGCCAACGCCTTCACTTGGCGCACAGATGCAGGGCAACTCTGTAACTGTCAGAGAACCTGCTGTATCCAGAAAACTAATCTATGGTCGCGCTAGAGTTGGCGGGGCAATGGTTTACCTTGATTCGACTGGTGATGATAACGAGTTTCTGCATCTGGTTATTGCTGTTGCGGGTCATGCGATTGATGGCTTTGAAGAGGTCTGGTTTAACGACACAAAAGTCTGGGATGGCAGCTTCCAAGGCAACTGGGGGTCTTATGTTTATTTAGGGTTCCATGATGGAACACAAACAACTGCTGACAGCACCCTAGTATCTGCATCTAGCGGCTGGACTAACGATCATAAATTATTGGACACAGCTTATATCTATGTGCGCCTAAAATACGATACAGATCAATTTGCACAAGGATTACCGAACATATCTACAGTGGTCAGGGGGAAAAAGGTTTATAACCCTGTCACAGCTACTACAGCATGGTCACAAAACCCTGCTCTCTGCGTTTTCGACTATCTGAAAGATACAAAGTATGGCCTGTCAGAGTCGGCCTCTAACGTCAATACAACGGCTTTAATAGCGGCTCAGAGTTTATGCGATGAAACTGTTAATTTGTCAGGCGGTGGCAGTCAAAAGCGTTATGTTCTCGATGGCGTGGTGGATACAGCTAATAGCCGCAAAGATAATATAGAGGCCATGTTGTCTAGTATGGGCGGCAAGCTGATTTACTCAGGCGGTGAGTATTTAATAACGGGGGCTGAGTATGTAACCCCGACAGTGACGCTTGATGAATCTTTACTGGTAGGCGGTCTATCGGTTAAGACCAAGCAGAGCCGCAGAAGCCTCTACAATGGGGTAAAAGGCGTTTATCTAGCAGAGGAAGAAAACTATACCCTTGCTGATTACCCATCGCTGACCAGCAGCACCTACAGCACAGAAGATGGAGACCCTATCTATTTAGATATGCCACTGCCCTTTACTACAAATAATGTAAGGGCGCAGCGCATTGCCAAGATAGCTTTGCTCCAGTCAAGGCAGCAAACGCAGATAACCATTCCCTGCAACCTAGCGGCACTGAAGTTTAAGGCGGGTGACAATATCAAGGTCACTAACGCCAAGATGGGCTGGACTGAGAAAGTGTTTGAGGTGACTGGCTATCAGATAGATATATCTTCCGATGGCGCGATAATTGTAAACGTAGACGCAATAGAAACAGCCTCTGCCATTTACGATTGGGATACATCTGATCAGCAGGACTTTACGACTGGCGGTGAGATTGCCCTGTATGATGGCTTTACTACCCAGCCGCCTACTAATCTTGTTGCCACATCCACTACAGTTGTTGCATCAGACGGGACACTGCTGCCATCGCTTAGATTAACTTGGACTGATTCCACTGATGTATTTGTCACCCAGTACGAGGTGCAGTTTCAGCGCGGCTCGGCTAATGTTGATTATGGCGAGATATCAGACGCATACACTAGCAACACCGATCAGGGGCTAATCACTAACGCTGCATCTATTACCCTAGATTATGGGTCTATTGATGATCCTGTGCAGACTGACGAGCCTAACTATAATTCTGTATTTGTTACGACTAACCAGTATGTGATGACAGGGGTTGTGCCTTCTGCGAATTACAATATTCGCGTTAGAGCAATAAACAATCTGGGCGTTAAAAGTAACTTTGTCACCCTATCTGGAACTGTAGAGGGCGATACTGACCCCTGCGGCATACCTGACAGCCTGACCGCTGTTGGCTCTTTGCGCCAAATAACCTTGTCTTGGATTATTCCAACAGAGCCTGACTATTCGCACGTTGAGGTCTGGGAAAACATTGTAAACAACTCAGCCACTGCCACCAAGATCGCAATTTCTGGCGGTGACAACTATACCCGCACAGGGCTTGGATATGATGTTGTAAAGTATTACTGGGTTAAGTCTGTTGACTACTCTGGGAACGTATCTAGCTTTTCATCTATGGCTAGTGCGACTACTTTATTTGTTGATACCGATAGCTTTAGCCAATCAGTAAATGATTTGTTTTCGGAGGCAGGGGCGTATGGTATAGAACCTGTTTCTTCATTACCTGCAAGCGGTGACTTTGATGGTCAGATTAAATACCTAACGACACAAAATAAACTCTATCGCTGGGATGCTACAACATCGGCTTGGACAGATGACATCTTTTCGATTACTTCTGGCTCGGTAGATGCTGCATCGTTTGCCCAAGGTATTGAGCCAATAAGTATAGTTAATTCTCTGCCAAATCCATCAGGCTACACTGGGCCGCAGTTAGTATTCCTGACAACTGACTATAAAACGTATAGATACAACGGCACTGCCTTTGTGTCCAGTATTGCTGCTGGTGACATATCAGGCACTATCGGGTCGGATGTATTCCCTAACAACCTTAGACCAGTAGAACTTGTTTCTACATTACCAACTACGGGTAACTTCCAAGGTCGCCAAGTATTCCTGACTACTGATAATAAAGTTTATAGGTACGACGGAACGTCATTTATAGCAAGCGTGGCAACTAGCGATCTACAGGGGCAAATCACTAGCACTCAGATTGGTGACAACTCAATATCGACTGCAAAGATTCAAGCAGATGCGATTACGGCTAATACAATAGCGACTGGCGCGGTTACTGCTGACGCGATTACTGCGGGTTCTATAGGTGCTGCGGCTATTGCTGCCGATGCCATAACATCCGATAAGATTGCGGCTAATGCTGTAACGGCTGGTGCTATTCAAGCAGGTGCTATTAGCACCGATTCTTTAGCGGCTAACGTCATAACGTCAGATAAAATTCTAGCAGGGGCTATCCAGACATCAGACCTTGCAGCCAACTCTATTACTGGTGGGCTTATTGCCGCATCAGGTGTAATTACTAATACAGCGCAGATAGAAAACGGAGTTATTACTGCTGCCAATATTGCAAATCTTGCAGTCACTAACGCAAAAATAAGTGGAGCAATACAAAGCACAGATTATTCTTCTGGTTCATCTGGCTGGAAAATAGACAAGAACGGGTCGGCTGAATTAAACAATGCTACGTTCAGAGGCGCACTAGATGCCGCCACTGGAAACTTTGGCGATGTTACAATCGCATCTGGCGGGAGTCTATCGTCTGGGCAAACTGCATTCGACACAGGTACTGGATTTTTCTTGGGTAAGGTTTCTGGAACCCCAAAATTTAGCATTGGCAGTTCATCAAGAAGCATGACATGGAACGGAAGCAGGTTAGAGTTAAAGGGAGTTGACAGGATTGTTCAGGCTGGCGCAGTTCCGTTTTTAGTCAGCTCCAAAGTAACTTATATTACTTCGTCAAGTTATGTTTTGTTACGAAGGCTCTATGTGGGCGCGACTGGTTCATTAAGGGTATATAGAACCTTTGCATCAACGGGCAGCGGGTCGGTATCTGTTCAAGTTAAAAAGAATGGCGGAAGCGCGTCAACATTTACAACATCATCAAGCACCCCGCAGACAGGATATTCTACATATAGTAACCTCGAGCCTGATGATTATTTTGAAATATGGGGTAAGAGAAATTCTATTGGTGGGCAACTTGAATTAAGCTCGTTTGGGTTCTACGCAACAGAAGGCGCACCAACAATAACTTTTGAATTATAAATGGTATAATTTGGCCGACTAAGCCGAGGTAACGAAATGACTACAGCAGTACAAAGACGCAGAGGCACTAACACCGAACACGCATCCTTTACAGGGTTAGAGGGTGAGATTAGTGTAAACACTACCAACGAGTCGGTGCATGTTCACGATGGCTCAACTGCTGGCGGCTTTGAGTTGATGCGAGCAGATGGTGCAAATTCTACTGTAACACTAGGTGACATATCTGGCGTTACTGCTGGCACTGGGTTATCTGGTGGCGGCACAACTGGCACAGTCACTTTAGATATTGATGGCACAGTTGCTACCCTTGCAGGTACTCAGACATTTACGAATAAGACCCTGACCAGCCCAATACTAAACACCCCCACCATAGGCACATCGTTCACCATTGGGGGCGCGACTATCACAGAAGCAGAGTTGGAAATACTCGATGGCGCGACTGTAACCACTACAGAGTTAAATTATGTCGATGGCGTTACAAGTGCTATCCAGACCCAGATAGACGCAAAGGCTCCATTAGCATCGCCTAGCTTTACTGGGAACGTCTCTGTCGGTGGTACTGTTGATGGTCGTGATGTAGCTGCTGATGGCACTAAGCTGGATGGCATCGAGGCTGGTGCAGACGTTACAGACACAGCTAACGTCACAGCCGCTGGTGCGCTGATGGACAGCGAGTTGACTAGCGAAGCATCTGTCAAGGCATTGAATCAAGGCGTAGCCACTACTGACAGCCCTGCCTTTGCTGGCCTAACTGTAGACACTACCACCCTAGCAGTTGACTCCACAAACAATCGCGTGGGCATAGGGACTACATCGCCTTCGTCTACTCTTGAAATTGCAAAGACTGACCAGACCAGCGGTGCAACTCTAAGCCTTACTAACTTAGCCAATGGAGGCGGTTGGGATGCGGGAGATATTATAGGTTCTATTAATTTTAGAACTGCTGATAGTTCAACGACGCAACCTATACGTGGACAGATTAAACTTTTTGATGATTCAGCGTCAGGCAGTACTTATGCTTTTGCAAATGCCATGTCGTTTAGTACAGGCTATTTGAACACCTTGAACGAACGCATGCGAATAGACTCCTCTGGCAAAGTGGGCATAGGGACTGCATCGCCCTCTCAGGCGCTAACAGTAAATGGCACAGACGCAAGGATTTATCTGACTGGTGTAGACACTGATATTAACATGGACGCTTCCGCTAATGGTCAGCTTCACCTTGATGGTAGTGGCTATGGATTTGGTATCGCGCTTAATGGTGATGGCGCTCAGTTATACACAAACTCCGCGTCGCGTGACCTGATATTTGGCGTTAACGAAACTGAAAGTGCGCGTATTACGCCCACCAATTATATGGTCGGTACGACTACCCCAGCAACAACACTAGGGATATCCACAAGCAGCAGTGATACTGGCGTTTCTATGTCTACTACTGGCCGCCTTTCTGTTGCCAATAACAACTCATACCCTTTAGCGTTGAACCGCTACACATCTGAAGGCTCACTAATACAGCTTAATGAGTCTGGTGTTACCCGTGGCGCTATAGGTATCAAAACCAACGAGATTTTCATAGCTGACACTGTTGGCGGTCTACGCATGTCAGGTCTTGGAACTAACAATGTTATCCCCTGTACCAGTGCTGGTGTTGGCACAAATGGAGTTACAGACCTTGGCGGCAATAGTAATCGGTTTGATGATGTCTATGCTTCAGGCACTATTTACGATTCAGACAGAAACTTAAAACAAGAAATTGAAGAACTTTCAGAAGCTGAGTTGCGTGTTGCAACAGCCTGTAAAGGGTTGATTCGCAAGTACCGCTGGATTAAAAGAGTAGAGGAAAAAGGTGACGATGCTCGTATCCATGTTGGTATTATTGCACAAGAACTTCGTGATGCCTTTACCGCTGAAGGTTTAGATGCTGGCCGCTATGGTATGTTTATCAGTAATACATGGTGGGAAACTAATGAGGAAGTGGCGGCAGTAGAAGCGGCTGATGCCGTGTACGAAACTGAGACAGATGAAGAGGGCAACGAAACTCAGGTGCTAATTTCAGAAGCTGTTGAGGCGCAAGAAGCATACATAGATAGAATTATATATGACACTGCGGAAGAAGCACCAGAAGGAGCCACAGAAGTTACGCAACTGGGTGTCCGTTACACTCAGCTTCTAGCCTTTATTATCGCAGCATTATAGGTAGATAAGATGATCGATCCGATCACAGCAATGTCGGTAGCCGTTAATGCGTTTGGTACGATCAAGCGTATGGTTGCTGCTGGCAAAGAAGTAGAAGATACCCTGTCACAGATAGGGCGATTCTATGGTGCTGTGAGTGACCTGTCAGAACACAGAAGAAGGTCTGATAACCCTCCCCTGTTTAAGAAGATCATTGCTGCCAAGTCTGTCAACGAAGAAGCTATGGAGACATACGCTCGATATAACCAATAGCGGATTTTTGGGTTAAAATACAACTTGCGGTAGAATAGACCACCAAGAGGTGTATTCATGGATAGTACCCAGATTGGACAGGCAGGTGAATATCTTGCCGCAGCAGTGCTACAACGCCATTTCTTGGCGATAGCTTTCCCCGACAAACCTTCCGTTTACGATTTAATTGTTGAAACAAAAACCAATTCTTTTCTGCGATGCCAGGTTAAAACCAGTAATTCGATAGATAGCGTCAATGGAAGTGATTATTACCGTTTTCACACGTTGAAGTCATCTGGGAAATACTCAAAGACGGATTGCGATTTTTTTGCCTTTGTTGTTCTTCGGCACCG